GAAAGCCAAAGGAAGAAACTGATAAGTAGTGACTTTTTTCTTATTTTCTTATAGAATAGCCCTATGTCAGATGAAGCAGTAAAAGATTTAGATTACTTTGAATTAGAAAATCCCTCATTTGAGAATAGCTATTCTCATAATGGGCAAATTTATTGGTATGCTTCATATTTTTTAAGTAGGCTCGGATATGACCAATATTCTCCCACCATAAAACCTCTTCAAAAAGCTTTACAGGTTTGTATGTCTACAAATATAGATACTTCTGATAATTTCAGAGAAGAATGGAGAGAAATAGACGGAAAAAGAATAAAAGATTTTAAACTTTCTCGTTTTGCTTGTTATCTCGTAGCAATGAATTCCGATATTAAAAAGCCTCAAGTAGCAAAGGCGCAAGCTTATTTTGCAGCATTTACAGCAACCATGCAGGAATTCATAAAAAGCCAAGAAGATGTTGAAAGAATATCTTTAAGAACAGAAATAACAGAACAAGAAAGAACTCTTATGTCTACAGCAAGCATAGCTGGAATTAACAAGAATGGCTATGCACTTTTCCAATACAAGGGTTATCTAGGCTTATACAATATGCCTCTTGATAAAATTAAAAGACTAAAAGGTGTCCCCGAAAAAGAACCGCTATTTGATTATATGGGAGCCGAAGAACTTGGTGCAAATATCTTCAGAATTACACAAACAAATGCTAAAATAAAAAGAGAAAGAATCAAAGGGCAACAAAATCTTGAAGAAGCTGCTCAACGTGTTGGAGAAACGGTAAGAAAAGCTATAAGAGAAACAGGCGGAACCATGCCCGAAGATTTGCAACCAGAAGTAAACATCAAAAAAATTAAATCAGAATTAAAAAAGACAAATAAAGAATTTAAAAAATCTGATAAAAAATTGATTGATAAAAACTCTGAAAATTAATCATTTCACATCTCACCCTTCTCTAAACTTTCAAAGAACAACTATTTTCTTATTATGATCTCCTGACACTTTATTGCCGGGCATAATATTTCAGCATCTCCAAAGTGACAGTTTTTCCATTCCTGTCTTACGCCAACGCATATTTTATCTTTACACCATTCAGCACGTTTGCAGTTAAGGCAACAACGCTTCATATATTCCTTACATCTTCAAGCTTTCGTGCAACGATTACTTTATGCCCCAAATCTCTAAGCCTTTTTTGCATTTTCTTTTGATCTTCGCTTAATTTACCTTTTTTAGTTTTCACTTCAACAAATACAGATATTCCGCCACCAATTAACGCTTCCAAATCAGGCATTCCCTTTTTTGCACCCGTAACATTGTATTTAACCTTTCCTGCATTATGACGGATAACCTCATAGCCTTTTAACTCCAGATAACCTACTATTTGCTTCTGTATCTGTGATTCTTTTGGCTCAATTACTGCTGTTATGTTCATGCTGTTCCTTCTGTTTCAAACAAGCTTGGCATCGACATTTCTTCCTCTGCTGCTTTTAAATAATAACAGCCGTCATAAAAATATTTATCGCTTAACTCGATACCAATGCCTTTGCGTTCTTTTAAAATTGCTCGATAAGGTACGCTCATAATTCCGCCGAAAGGATCAAGCACTGTTTCGTTTTTCATTGAAAATTGTTCTATTACTCTGTCGCAGATATCAAACTGGAGAGGGCAAAGATGCTGCTCTTGGCCGCGTTTTTCCTGCATCATATTAAGAGTTCGCATTCTTGCGACATCACTCCATACTTCATCACTCCACGAAGGTGGCTGTAATAGCATAAAACTTGTAGGGAGTCTTTTGTATTCGTCTAATGATTCGCCGACTTTGACGTGATGTTCAAAATCATAAATATTTTGTAAATTATAATCTCTAAACCATTTGAACAATGCTTCATGTGGTAACTGTTCCAGTTCTTCTGGCGTTAAAAGTCTGTTACCGCTTGATCTCGTAAAGCCATGCGCATCAACCTGCCATCGGCTGCGAGTATAGTTTTGTTTGTTTTTAAGTACAGGATTATCCGCGTAAGCATTTATTGTATCAGTTGGTGTTTTTCTAAATAATAGTAAATATTCCGGCATACCAACGCCCATTTTTGTACCATCTTTACACTGCTCACTCCACCCAAGCCTATATGTTTGATTATTTTCACGCACAACATCAGTTACAATTGTTTTCATTCCCATATACCCAAAGCCGTGTTGAATAAAATGATCAATACATTTTGCATGAAAAGGATAAACCGTCTGATAGCCAAGCCCTGTTAATCCACCTGGCACAATACGATCTTTAACGTGTATTGCGGCAACTCTGCCTGGCTTAAGTATGCGCAACAGGTTTGGCGTTAAATATTCAAAATGCTTAAAAAAATGCTCGTTATTGTCAGTATGTCCTAAATCGCTATAGTTGGGAGAGTATTCGTATTGTGTAGAGAATGGGATTGACGTTAAAATTAAATCAATGCTGTTATCTTCCATATTTTTAGTTTCAAGTATGCAATCATTTAAAATTGCCCTGTACCGCTTTCCGTTAACCTCAAGTCTTTCCACGCCTATTCTCCTTTTCATTTTTTCCGCAATTGCAGCATGAGATAATCCGTATTGTTTTATTATTTCTGCCATTTTTGCGCTTGTATGTTTATGCTGTTCCCATTTGTGCAAAAGTGTTGCTTTTATAGCTCGTTCTGATTCTGTGTGAATAATATCTATGCGCACTTTTTTCTCTTGTAAATACCGGAATATGCGGTGTATTGCCTGTATAAAATCATTAAACTTGTAACCTATGCCGAGAAATATCGCCCATGCACAATGACGCTGAAAATTACAACCAGAACCAGCAATAACAGGCTTCGCAGCAAGCTCTTGTATTTTGCCATCAGAGAACTTTATAATAGCCTCTTCGCGTTCGTCTAAATCTTGCGAACCATAAACTGATACACATTCAGGTATAGCCTTTTCTATCGCATGACGTTCATTTTCTAAATCATGCCATATAATTCTGTGTGCAGAAGGATCAATATTTCTAATTGCAAGCATTTTTTCAATTCGACTTGACAAGCTATCACGCTTTTCTTTTGATGCCTCAAGTAAGCCAACAGCTTGTGATTTTAGAAGCTTATATTGTCCATTAAGTTCTGTTTCTGTATTTTTTTCATGATTATCCGGTATTTCGTGCCAATGTATTTCCATTTCTGGCAATGCATATCCTACATCTGAATATCCTATGTCTGATGGCTTTTGTATAAATAGTCCCCAACTTGACACCCATAACCAAAACTCTTCTTCTTTATGTGCATGAATCGTTAATTTATCAGCCTTTGTAGAATCTCGTTTAAAAAATCTTGTTTTTGCTTGCGATACATCCATGACGCCCAAAAATGCCGAGTATGCTAATAGCTCGATATATTCGTTTGGCGAAGGTGTCGCAGTCGCAACAAAACGATATTTTACACCGTCTGAACGTATCCGCTCATTCATTGTTTTATAATCACCAGCGAATAATCCCATAAACTCACGGAATGTTTTTGTTCCACCAAAACCTCGAAGACAAGACGCTTCATCAAGACTCGCTACGGTAAATATACGTGGGTCTAATTTCCCATCGCGAACAGTTTCGTAATTTGTGATATAAATACCTTCGGGATCATCAGCTTCTTCTATACGGCGTATAAACTTTATTTTAATATCCAGTTTTACAGCATCACGCATAAACTCTTGGCGTACTCCAAGAGGCGCAACGATTAAACCCATGCCCCCAGCTTTCTCGCGGGTAATGCGTACAATTTCAAGTTGCATCATTGTTTTACCAAGTCCAAAAGATGCGAATACTGCACGTCTACCACCCCTTACCGCCCAAAGAACAATATCTTTTTGATGCGGTTTTAAAATTGGGTGTACTTCATCTGGAGCTGTATCAAATCCCGAATCTGGAGCAATTTTTATCTTATCTTTTAGAAACTCTTGATAATTCACTTTTAGCCCTTTAAAAATGCGCTGCCAGATGCAGCCCAGCAACGCAATGTAACTATTTCCCTTGAGGAGGGGAATCC